AAAAAAAAAAAGAAAAAAGAAATAGAAGTATCTCTAAAAAATTGAAAATTAGAGAAACTAAAAAAATGGTAAATTTTACAAAATTATAGTTGAAAAAATCAAAAAAATAGACACACTGTTAAAAAGGCTATTTTTAGAGAAACTACAAAAATGATTTTTTTATTTTTTTTATAAAAATATTTTTATACATATGCATACTAATTTGTATTATTGTTTCTAAATGGAAACAATATTATTAAATTGAAAATAATATATGAAATCTCTATAAAACATGTGTATAAATTAGACAAAATAGTAATAAGCTTTGAAAAAATATAAATATATAATAGAATGTCTGGATTTAAATACAAATGTGAAATTTGTAAATTTGAATGTGAACGTCCTGCTCATTTAAGAAGGCATATATCTTCTACAAAACATAAGTCAAATGTTTATGATAAAATGTGTAAAAATAATTTTGAATCGAACTCAAATGATAATGAAATCCTTCTAAAACTAGAACTTCAAGAGCAAAAAGCAATGATATATGTTTTACAAGAAAGGATAGCTAATTTGGAGCAAAAAATGAATGAAAATGGAATAGTAACAAATAATAATATAACAAATAACAATGTTACAAATAACAATGTTACAAATACAATAAATATTAGTTTATCTCCGCATGAATTTGGACGAGAAGACTGGTCTTATATATCTGATAGTGAAATATTACAAATAATGTCTGGTGTAAATACATGTATACCAAATATAGTTCAAAGATTACATTTTGATATAAAACATCCTGAAAATCATAATATTAAGATTCAGAATAAATCAAGACCAGAAATAAAGATATTTGATGGTGAAATGTGGATAACACAAGATAAAAATACTACAATAGATTTTTTAATAAATAATATTAGAGGTAGATTGGATGATTATGAAGAAAAATTTCTGGAAAATAGTAGTAGTGTTAGACATTCATTATGGACAGATTATTGGCAAGATATGAATGAAGATAAACGAAAACAAAAAGAAGTTAGGAATAAAATAATTGGAACTATACAAGATTGTCAAGAAATATTTAATACAAATGAGCTAATAGACAAAAACAATGATTAATATTATAGAATGCTAATTGTTGTTGATAAATACTATCAAATAAAAGAAAAATATTTTTATAAATATGGTGAAAAGTTTATAGTATTTATAGAAGTTGATAATTTTTATGAAGTATATGGTTGTACAAAAAATGAAAAACAAATAGAAATATGTGAAAAAATACTCAATCTAAAAATAAATATAAAAAATGAATTTTTTCATAGTAGTTTTCCTTCAAATAAGATTGATTATTACAAAGAAAAATTGTATTACGAAGGATATACAGCGATTTTTGTAAAAAATAATAAAGAAACAATAATAGAAATATGTGAACAAAAACATTTTGATGAAAAAAGTTGTGATTTGTGTACTATTCTATACGCAAGTTGTTGTCCCGAATTATATATGAATAGATTATGTACATTTGAATAAATATTTAATCCCATACTTCCATTCCAAAGGTTTTAATTTGAGGTAATTTGTATTCAGTCAAACATTCGTGACAAGTCATTATAAATAATTGATAATAATGAAATCCTATATAGTTTGGACAAATTTTACAACAATAAATACACCATGCCTTTTTACATGAAACACAAATATTAGAAGATTTTTCATCAAAATAACTATTACATTTTTCACATTTAATTAAAAAACTTTTTATATGATTAATAATCTCATATGGTAGAATAGGCATCTTTAAAATGATAATTATATTATTTATATACTATAAATATGGCAAAGTTTTATAAACTTAAAAAACCATATGATTCTATTATTAATGAAGAAGGATATCCGTATTCTAAAGAATTAGGTATATTATCTCGTAACACACAGTTTTTTAATGAATTATTAGATGGAGAAATTGAATCAAAAATGAAAAAATATAATGTTTCATACGAAATGGCAAAAATATTACATAAATATGATATTTCTTATGAAGATGCTAAAAATATAGAACATGAAGTTAAGATAGAAGAGGATAGACAAGCATCTAATGCGGCCAATGATGCAGATAGATATTATGCAAATCAAGCTGCCAATGATGCAGATACATATTATGCAAATCAAGCGGCAAACAAAGCAGATAGACGTTATGCAAATCAAGCTATATTGAATGTATTATTAGCACCAGAGGCAGAAGCAATACTTGATCTTCTGCCAGAATCTGAAGAAAAAGATATTGAAAAAAAAATATCTGATTATTTTTCAAATAAAGGTTTAAATATATCTGAAAGGGAAATATATTTATTGGCTGTTAATCTCGATTGGAAAGATCCAGATGAAAATGGAAATTCTTTAAGTGATGAAGAATTAGTAGAAAAAGCAAAAAAAGAAGTCATAGAAGTTGAAAAATTTATGTTTAAATTAATGAGTAGCAATATTATTACAACAGAAGATAAATTTAAGTATAAATTAAATAACTTTATGGAAATGGCAAAAGTAAGATATATAATGAGAACAATGATAATTAGTTTTGAGGATGCAGAATATATAAATCGAGTAATAAAAAATTGGAAAAATATACCAAAAGATGAACTTTTAAAGATGACTTTCAATGGACGAGTTGAAGAAACAACACAAGCATTGCAAAATGACAATATTCCAGTTACTAGACAAACTGTAGAAGATATAGTTTCTAATACAGAAAAATATGGAGTGAAATTAGATATACCCAGTGAAACTTCTAAAAAACAAGAAGAAAATGAACTGGAAACTTTTCGTAAACAGAAAATGCAAGAAGTGATCTTAAGAGGAATGTATGAATTATATAAGTCAAAAAATGAGGCACAAAAGAAAAAAGAGGCTTTAGACGAGGCTTTAAGAAAGGAATTGAAAAAGAAAAAAAGAGAGGAAAAACTAAAAAAAAGACGTTTAAGAATGATGTCAAATAGAAAAAAATAATTATTAATAATAAATGGTATCACAAGCTAATAAAATAGGTGGTTCCGATGATACATTATGTTCAGAAAAAATTGAAGAAGAATTATGTAATATTTTATCAGAAATTCCGGGATTTAATCCAAAAGAAGCTGGAAATGTAAAAAAAACTGTTAGAAAATTTCTTCTAAAATATCATCCAGATAAAGCAAAACCAACAGAAAGAAAAGAATTAGTAAATGCTGTTGGACAAATAATGGATAATTATAGGGCTTGTGAAACAGTAGCACAAAATGAAAATCGACTTATATGTGACAAATTTAAAAAAAATAAATCAAAAAAAGAAAAATCAAAAGAAAAGGAAACAAAAAATGATGATTCTGATTTAAAACCAAATAAAAAAACTGCACAATGTGTAAGAAATGTTGCAAATTGGTCAGTTTCTAAACCATATCATAAATTTGACTCAAAAAAATTTGATTTAAAAGAAACAGCAAAAGATATTGAAACAGTATCTCCAAAACTACAAAAATTATTAGAAAATATACAAATATTAGATGCAAAAGATAAGAAAAAAGGTAAACAATTTAAACATTTTATATATTCTGATATAAAGTTATCTGGACACGGTCCAAAAGTAATAGCATCTGGACTTGCAACAATTGGTAAAAAATGTTGTTTGAAATTAAATAAAAAGAAAAAGCTTGATTTTAGTATTCCAAAAGAAAATAAAGGAGAAACATTTGGCATATTATGTTCATCGACATTATTTGGAGATAACTTAACTGTAAAGAAAAGAAAAGAAATGTTGGCGTCTTTTAATAAAAGACCAGACAATATTAATGGTGATAATATTCGTTTTATAATATTAGATAGTGGATTCAAAGAAGGTATTGATCTATTTGATGTAAAATATGTACATATTTTTGAGCCACAACTTACAAAGGCTGATATGACTCAAGCTGTTGGTAGAGCAACACGATTTTGTGGTCAAAAAGGATTAAAATTTGTTCCAAATGAAGGTTGGAAATTAGATGTATTTACATATACTTCGAATACTTCTCAACACACGATTGAAGAAATACATGCAAAATATTCTGGACTTAATTTGAGTGAAGTAGCTTTAAGGGAACAATTAGAAAAAATAGCTATTGATTCAGCAGTAGATCGTGATTTAAATGAACATATTCATTCTCACAAAAAGAAACAAAAAGAAGAACAATCAAATCTAAAAAGATTAATGGGATTTTCACATAAAACTCCATTATTACAAATTAAAGATTCGCCAAAAATGAATTTAATAACTGGTGGTGCTACCAGAAATGGATGTGATAAATTTTCATGTAATATTAGAAATATAGGAAAAAGAAAAAACAAAGAGTTTCCTTATACATTACAATATTTATCTGATGTATATGATAAATTAACTAAAACGGAAGATTTACCGGATTTGCCCCCAAAAATATCTACATCAAGAAAACGCAAATTTTTTTGTGACTTGGCAAAAAATAACAAAAATTATTGTAAAATGCTTTTATTTGGTACTAAATTAGAAAATAGACGAAGAAATTTTACTTGTGATTTGAATAACAACCCATTTTCAAAAAAAGAATGTGGAAAACGTAGCAATAATAGTGTGCCTTTCACCATAAAAGAAATGGAAAAAGCTTATAAAATATATGGAGGAATTCTTCCAAGTGGTTATAAATACTTATCTCCATCTGGAAAACGTTATTTTATGTGTGAAAAAATGGGAAAAGAACTAAAATTTTGTAATCTTTTAAAGGCGACTGTGAGGTCAAATAAAACAACATTATTGAACAGATTGAACAATGCAACAAATAATGCATTAGTTAAGAAAGATTCTTTAACTAATAGTCCAAAAGATTCTTCAACTAATAGTCCAAAAGATTCTTCAACTAATAGTCCAAAAGAAGAAAATATATTAGTACCTTTTTCAAATAAACCAAATTTTTTCAATAAACCAAATTTTGATGAAGATTTTGATCAATTTCGCAAAAGAATTAATAGAGAATTTGCTCGTTTTAAATATGATAAAATGACTATAGAAAATTTGTGTAATGTTCCTCAATCAAGTGATCGTATTGTTAAATTTACGCCTTCTCAAGATTTTATTTCTCATTATTTTGTACCAAAAAACAATATAAAAGGTTTATTAGTTTGGCATTCAGTTGGTACTGGTAAAACATGTACCGCAGTTGCTACTAAATCACTTACTTGGGAAAAACAAGATTATACAATTCTTTGGGTAACAAGAACTACTTTACGTGCTGATATATGGAAAAATATGTTTGAAAAAGTTTGCGATATTATGATAAGAGAAAAGTTAGAAAAAGGAATTAAAATACCAGAAGGAAAAACTGGACGAAAACATGTAGCAAAGAATTTTTTTAATCCAGTATCATTTTCTCAGTTTAGTAATGCTGCTAATGCTATATTTGGAGGAAAAGTAGGAACTGCAAAAGGTTCATTATATAGTAAACTTGTTGAAAGAAATGGAAAGAAAGATCCTTTTAAGAAAACATTAATAATCATAGATGAGGCTCATAAATTATTGGCAAAAGATTTAGTTGGACCTGAAAAACCAAATTTTCTTGCTATACAAAAAGCAATAGCCAATTCTTATAAGAAATCTGGAAAAGATTCATGTAGACCTCTTTTAATGACAGCAACGCCAATAATGAGTGATCCAATGGATTTTATTCGTCTTCTTAATTTAATTAATGAAAAACAAATACCAGTAAATATAAATGATTTTTTAGAAGAATTTCCATTAGATTCTAAATTAAATTTTAAACCAAAAGCTATAAAAAAATTTCAGTCAATGATGAAAGGTAAAATATCCTATTTGAATAGAAGTTGGGATCCTCGCCAATTTACACAACCTAATTTTCACAACATAGTTACAAATATATCAGATGAATCAATTGAAGGAACAATAAATTATTTTGATGGTATTAATAAATGTAACAAGAAATCTGTAAATCAACAGATTTTGAATAGACACAACGTTTCAAAAGCTGAAAAAATAGAAAATGACATTGATGAGTTGAGAAGAACAATTTGGGAAGCAGATGAAAATATGAAAACTGAATTATCTCAAGCAGTTCGTGGAACAAAGGCAAATATTAAGAAAAAATATACTTTACGTAAAAAAAATATTAAAGAAAATATAAAAAATAGAAAAAAAACATTGAAAAAACTAGTAACACAAAACTTAAATTTAGACAAAAAATTGAAAACACAAAAAAATAAATGTATCAAAAATGTTGAAAAAGAAAGAATAAAATCTCTTGAAATGACTCAAAAATATACTTTAACTAAAAAATGTAAATTGCCTAAAACACTTCTATAAAAAAAAGGGGATTCCTTTTTCTTTTTGTTTTTTGGTTTTTTTATTATACTATAATTTTTATTCAGTAAATTTGACATTTTTTGGCAACTAATCTACCATTTTTGTCTTTGTCCAATTCAAAGTAAGCCTTATTACTATTTACTAAATTATGTATACTATTCTTAGTAATGTCTGATTCATGGATAAATATAGCAACATTATGTTTGCTAGATTTGATAAATCCATACCCTCTATCAAAGAAGTATTTGGTAATTTTTCCATTAATTTTCTGAGTTTTTACCTCTTTTTTGATTCTGACTTTCCTTTGAACTATACTGAAACCATCACTACTAAATTTTTTATTTCCTTTTTCAGTAACATGAGAAATTACTAGTTTTGGTTTCTCAAGTGTGGGTAAATCATCTTCTTCATACCATGAAGTTGTATTGTTTTTTTGAATATAAATGCTCCATTTATTTAAATAATCATGTAAACTTGTAGATGTATTTAATATGGTTTTCATCATCTTCTGTATCAAGGTTGTGAGTGTTTGAGTGTTATGCTGATAGCTGGTTTGATTACTGTATATATGTATATACAATATGCTTTTCTCTTAGTTCTCTAACAATCTTAATATTTTTTGTCTAAGTATAAAATCAAATCATTTTTTTTTTGGTACAATAATATTATGAATCAATTTCCAAATGTCAATCTAGAAATTCAAAATTCAAATGTATATGTGTATACAATGCCATATAATTATAACCATACAACCGAAAGAAGGGGCAACCGACGTTCTAGTCGTTCAATTAATCGGCAAAATAATACAAATGAAGAATCAAATATGAATATTAATATAGTTCCTAATACAAATACAAATTCAAATACAAATTCAAATACAAATTCAGCTAATTCAGCTAATTCAGATACAAATCAAAATAATGAATCAAATCCAACTAATAATTCAGTTAATAACTTACCAAATACATATAGTCAAAATATTAATCCAAATATAAATTCAGTAGTAAATGAAAGGACTACTTTAATTACTCCAACTCAAATAAATAACCAAAACGAATCAAATAATTGGAGAAATTCTTTGAATCAAGTATTAGATTCTTCCGGAAATAGAAATCCGTTATTGAATTTGGCAGAAGCTTTACAAACAACATTTCATATACCTGTAGAACAATTACAATTTGAGATTATAGACAATTTGCCTCAAAGAGGATCATCTATAAATTCTTTATTAGATAGTACAACTTTAAGTTTAGCATCTCAAATAATGAGGGATGAAAATGATACTTGTGCTATTTGTAGACAAGTATATAATCATGATGATATAGTTCGAAAAATTAATATATGTGGTCATTTTTTTCATTCTTCTTGTATTGAGCAATGGTTAAGAAATCATAATAATTGTCCAGTATGTAGAATTGGAATTTAATAGAATGATAAATTATTATGTATTAAATATTAATAATGAAAGGAGGATTAATAACTTTTGGTATTGTCGGAGTATTTGTTATATTTCTTGTATTTTCTTTTTACTATCAATCTGTTGTTGATGGAAATAAAGAAAAACAATGGCCACCATTTATTTCAAAATGTCCAGAATATTGGGAATTAAATAATGATGGTACACAATGTGTCAATAATACTAATATAAATGGTATTACTGGATCGAGTGATGTACCAGTTTATAATGGTTCTAATGCGCAAGAATTAAAGGATTTAGAATCATTCAATTCTTGGGATGGAATTACAAATAATAAAAAAATCTAAAATAAAAAAAAATTTGAGATTACAAAAAAATGATTTGCTTTTCTTAGAAGAATAGTATACCAAGTCGAACAAAAATATGAAGATTGTAAAAGCAACAAACATTGATCTTTCCAAAATCACCTATTCGGAATTGAAGCCGTATGGAGATAAGGCTAAAATTATGTATGTAAATTATGAGTCGGAACCTCTACACATTGACACTCGTGCTAATATGATTTGTCCTTATGGACTAAGCATGTTTGATAATGATGGTCGAATTAAGTATTCGCTTGATTTGTCATTTGGAAATGGTGATAATACTAAGGTTAACGAACTAAAAGAAGCACTTGAAAAAATTGATGAAAAGATTCTAAAAGATAGTACTAAGAATTCTTTAGAATGGTTCAAGAAAAAGTCTCAGTCAAAGGATGTATCTAAGGCTTTGTATACATCGAGTATTAAGATTGCTACTGAAAATGGTGAACCAACTGATAAGTATCCACCGACGTTCAAGCTAAAGGTACCTTGTTATGATGGTAGATTTGATAAGGTTCAGGCTTATAATGAAAAAAAGGAAAGAATTACTGAACCACTTGGTGATGTAATTGGTAAGGGTCAAAATGTTAGGGCTATTGTAAAGTTGAGTGGTGTTTGGTTTGCTGGAGGAAAATTTGGAGTAACGTGGGAACTTTCGCAGCTAAAACTTACACCTCGCCCTAAGATTAAGGAATATGCCTTTGAAGATGATGATGGTGACGATGATGTAAGTGGTGAAGAAGATGTATCTCCTAAGATTAGTGATGGTGATGAATATGTACTGGATTCTGAAGAAGATGAACTTTGAACTAACAAACTTACTTACTTAACAAACTTACTTACTTAACAAACTTACTTACTTAACAAACTTACTTACTTAACAAACTTACTTACTTAACAAACTTACTTACTTAACAAACTTACTTACTTAAC